ATATCCACGCAGAGCTAAAGACGCTAAGTTCTTTGCAGATGTGTACTACGATGAAAATGGAGACCTAGAATTTGAAGGTTCTTTGATGCGTTTACAAAGAGCGCCTACAGGCTTTATGTTGATTCAGCGCCATGTTATTGAACAGATGATTGCAGCGCATCCTGAGTGGACTTACGAAAAATCGCCAACAGAAAAAATGTCAGCAGTGTTTGACTTTGCTATTGTGAAGGGCAAGTATGTTGGAGAAGATTATTTGTTCTGCGATAGAGCTACTCAAATGGGTTTCACTGTTTATCTTGATGTTGACATTAGCCTCCCTCACGTTGGACAAGAAACATTTGAGCGCAACTTCCGTGAAGAGGTTGTGATGCCTTTGTTGGAAAATATTTACCAACACAAACTGAAAGTCGTAAATGGCTAAATCACCAGCATGGCAGAGATCAGAAGGCAAGAACAAGAATGGTGGCCTAAACGCCAAAGGTCGAGCCTCTGCGAAAGCGCAAGGCATGAATTTGAAACCGCCCCAGCCAGAAGGCGGCTCCCGGCGCGACTCTTTCTGTGCGAGGATGAGTGGCATGAAAAAGAAACTGACGAGTGCGGAGACAGCAAAAGATCCGAACTCACGCATAAACAAGGCTCTTAGGGCTTGGAACTGTTAAATGGACTACCACGTTCTTTGGTCAGCAGCTTTATCCGTCATTCTTGGCGTGGCAGGGTTTGTCCTGCGTGAGAAGTTTGCTGAAGTCAAAGAAGTAGCTTTAGAGCTACGTCGAGTTGAGCGACTTCTCAACATAACACGAGAGGAAAACCATCGTGATTTCATTACTAAAGCAGAAGTTCAGCGCATTACTGACCACATTGACCAACGTTTTAACAGGCTGGAAGAAAAGATTGACCAGCTTATTCGCCAAAAAGGGTGAGTAATTATGGCTGGAATTCAATCATTGTTAGGTGGTGGAGCAAAGACTTTTGGTATAGATAAACTATCTGAAAACTTGTCACCTCAAATGAGAGAACTATTGCCATTTGCTATCAACCCACAAGGGTACTTAGTTGGCAAAGCTGTAAATTCAATTGCAGATTATTTAGGTTATGGCAATGAAGTTAAAGATCTTCAAGCTGATGCTAAAGCTGAAAAAGACTACTTTAAAGAAACAATGCGTGACACTATTGGCAATGCTTTGCCAAATTCTATTGGTGATTTTGTACGTGCCACGCCTAGGGTAGAAGAACCCTACGACCCGTATAACGGTTATTACGCGCAAAATATAAACGATTGGGTAAGCACTCTCGATTCAACTCCAGAATCCAATGATAAATTTGAAGATTTTGTTCGCAATGAATATTACGGAACACAAACTCCGGGACAAGGAAAGTATGTTGGCCCATTGCCAGAAGACAATCCCATGTTTGAAAATAGAATTGAAAACCTTGCTTACGATTTAAATTCAATACCTACCAGTGGTGCGCCAGAAAGTTTAGATATTGAAAACTTGCGTAATGCAATTGGCCCCGGTGGTGATTTTATGCCAAGTGGTGGTAAAGGAAATTCTCTTTCAGTCAGTGAACTTGACAATATTGAGCAATATTTTCGTGGCGGATTAACTGGATACAGGAGATAATTATGCCAAGCGTAAGTAAGAAGCAACACAATTTCATGGAAGCGATAGCACATTCGCCATCGTTTGCTAAGAAAGCAGGAGTGCCCATGTCAGTGGGTAAAGACTTTGTAACTGCCGATAAAGGCAAAAAATTTTCAAAAGGTGGAACTATGGCTAAAAGCGACATGAAAGAAGACATGAAGGCTGATCTGAAACAAGATAAAGCCATGATGCAAAAAGCAGTCAACAAGCACGAAGGTCGTTTGCACAAAGGTGCATCTATGACCAAGCTGGCTAAAGGCGGTATGGCTCCATCTAAAATGGGCATGGTAAAAGTTGGTAAAACTCCAGATGGCATTGCTACTAAAGGCAAAACCAAAGGAACAATGATTGCCATGAAACGTGGCGGAAAGTGCTAAACCATGAAAAAATATAACGAAGGTGGTATCTATACTGCTGAAATGGGTAAACCACCAACAGATCCTGAAGGTGTAGCAGCTACTAAAAAGCCTATGCCTAAGACTCCTATGCCTAAGAAACCTATACCTAAAGATACAGTTTTCCGTGAAGGTATGCCAGTGCCTCAAGACGTTGATGGTAAATCTGTCAAAAGAATGGCCAAAGGCGGATCAGCTTCTAGCCGTGCTGATGGTTGTATTACCAAAGGCAAGACCAAAGGCACCATGATTACCATGAAAGGCGGCGGTTACGCCTGCTAAATTATGATGTCAAGTCGTGGAATGGGGGCAATGTCCCCCAGCAAAATGCCCAAAGGTGTACGCAAGGCGCGTAGGGATGACACTGATTTTACGCAATATGCTGAAGGCGGGCCTGTTGGCTTGTATGCCAACATCAATGCCAAGAAAAAACGTATAGCCGCTGGCTCTAAAGAGAAAATGCGTAAGCCCGGTCAAAAAGGTGCGCCTACTGCCGACGCTTTTATTCAATCTGCAAAAACAGCGCAGAAAAATTAAAAGTTTTCTAGGATTCTTATGACCACTACCGGCTCTACCCTATTTAACATGGACTTCACGGAGATTGCCGAGGAAGCTTGGGAGAGGGCTGGTCGTGAAATGCGTACTGGTTACGACCTTAAGACTGCCCGTCGATCAATGAATTTGATGACCATAGAGTGGCAATCTAAGGGTATTAACATGTGGACTATGGAGCAGGGGATCATTAATTTGACTCCCGGCTTAGCTACTTACGCATTGCCTACAGATACGATTGATCTGTTAGAACATGTAATTCGTACTGGATCTAATACATCTTCTACTCAGGCTGACTTGACTATTACTCGTATTAGTGTTTCTACTTATGCGACTATTCCAAACAAACTTAGCCAAGCTCGTCCTATCCAAGTATGGATTCAAAGATTGTCTGGCGAAACTAACCCAACAAATTCAGTCTTGGATGGTGCAATTACCTCCACGGCCACAACAATCACGCTTAACACGGTAGTTGGATTAGCTGGTTCTGGCTTTATCCGTCTAGGGACAGAAGATATTTATTATACCTATGTATCAGGGAATACCCTTGGTGGTGTATTCCGTGGCCAGAACAATACTACAGCCGCTTCTCAGGCAGATGGTACTGCGGTGTTTGTGCCTCAGTTACCTGCTGTGACAGTATGGCCAACGCCCGATAACAGCACTACCTACCAGTTTGTGTATTGGAGACTCCGTAGAGTTCAAGATGCTGGCGCTGGTGTTGAGACTGCTGACATGAACTTTAGGTTTTTGCCATGCCTTGTAGCTGGTTTGGCTTACCACATAGCTATTAAAGTACCTGAATTAATGCCTCGCATTCAGATGCTTAAACAGATTTACGACGAAACTTTTGAGATTGCCGCAGGTGAAGACCGCGAGAAAGCAGCGATCAGGTTTGTTCCTCGTCAGATGTTTATTGGTAGTACGTAATGGGAAATAGGTTTGCATCCGGCAAGATAGCGATTGCTGAATGTGATCGCTGTGGCCAACAATATCAACTAAAAACGCTTAAGACTGAGATTATTAAGCAGCGTAAATACCAGTTGTTAGTTTGTGCAGAATGTTGGGATCCAGATCAGCCTCAGTTAATGTTAGGAACATTTCCTGTGGACGATCCACAAGCTCTACGCAATCCGCGTAAAGATACAACGTATGTCACTTCTGGTGTTAACGTTAATGGTAATTTGTCAGGTGGTTCACGAGACATTCAATGGGGCTGGTATCCAGTAGGTGGAGCTAGTAATTTTGATGCAGGATTGACACCAAACTACTTGGTGGCAACGACATTTGTTGGTACAGTTACAGTATCTTAAGGAGATTAAAATGGCATACACACGATCAGCCGACGGCATTGCTAAAAAAGGCAAAACTGAAGGTAAAAACTTGGGTGATAGCGGCCCTTCCGTTGGCATTATGAATGGCGGCAAAGGCAAAGGTAAGGGTAAAACCAATTCCGATATGTTGACTATGGGTCGCAACTTGGCAAAAATTGCCGCACAGAAACGAGGTTAATCATGGCTACACAAGTAAAACCTACGACTAAGAACAGTCCCAAGATTGTGACTGGCACAAGCAAAGGTAAAGAGAATAAACCTGCGTCAGCTTATGTTGATCGCGCAAAAGAAGGTTTAGCTCAATTAGCTTCTCGCCCAGACCAAAGCGATCCAGCTTCAGTCAATATGTCTGTTGGTAACGTTTATCGCCGCCCACAGCCAGAACCCAAAACATCTGGTATTAAAATGCGTGGCGCAGGTGCGGCTACCAAAGGCTTTATGAGTAGAGGCCCGATGGCATGAACTACACCCAGCTTGTCACGCAAGTAGGTGACTACTGCGAGAACTCTTTCCCAACTGACAATATGAATGTGTTCATTCGTCAGGCGGAGCAGCGCATTTATAACACCGCGCAGCCTGCTAATTTGCGAAAGAACGTGACAGGCGTATTGACTACTGGCAATAAGTACCTTCAGTGCCCTACAGACTTTTTGTCTGTGTATAGCCTTGCTGTATACCCATACAACACTACCACTGCAACAGGAACATCTGGGCAAAAAACAATTGTTGTGGCTAGTACTACCGGTATTGCGGTAGGTCAGCAGGTAACTGGGACAGGTATTGGCACAAACGCTCAAGTTCGTAGTATTGCTAGTACAACCATTACATTAACAGTAGCTAATAGTGGGACAGTTTCAGGTTCTGTGGTGTTTCAGGGTGACTATTTGTACTTGCTCAACAAGGACGTTAACTTCATTCGTGAAGCTTATCCTTTGTCTGCATTTGCATCTGAGCCTAAACACTATGCAATATTTGGCCCTCGATCTGACGATGTGAATGAATTGACATTCATTGTTGGCCCGACACCCAGTGCGGCTTACAACGCAGAACTTCATTACAACTACTATCCTGAGTCAATCGTTACCGCTGGAACCACATGGCTTGGTGACAACTTTGATTCTGTATTGTTGTATGGCACTATTTGCGAAGCTTACACCTATATGAAGGGTGAAGAGGGCATGGTTAAACTTGCTCAAGATCGCTATGTCCAAGCTATTGCTTTGTATAAAAACTTGTCGGATGGCAAACAACGTGCTGATGCTTATCGTGATGGTCAGGTTAGGGTTGCTGTTTCATGAGTAGCATTCTCCAGACCCAAACAACCAGCTTTAAAACAGAGCTATATACAGGCGTTCACAATTTACTTACAAACACTCTGTATATTGCTTTGTACACAGCCAATGCTAATTTAAACGAATCAACTACTGTTTACACGACAGATGGGGAAGTTAGCGGTACAGGTTACAGCCCCGGCGGAGTGCTGTTGACTGGCGTAACAATTAATTCCTCTGGGTTTACAGCTTATGTAGATTTTGCTGATGTGGTGTTTAACGCATCGGTTACGGCTCGTTGTGCTTTAATTTACAACGTTACTCAAAGCAATAAATCTATAGTTGTGTTGGACTTTGGGTCTGACAAAACATCTACAAATTTCACCATCACAATGCCTGCTAATACGGCAACAGCAGCATTAATTCGCAGTTCTAATTAAGGAGTCAATATGACCACGGAAAAACTTAAAGCAACTGACCATGTATTCAGCGGTCTTATTGCAGGCACTAAATCAACCGAAGAAGCTAAAGCCACGGGTGTTTACTACGTTGAGTGCCACGATAAAGACGGCAATCTAAAGTGGTCTGCTGAGTCAAAGAACTTAGTTGTCAACGTTGGTCTTCAGTACATGGCCGGTACAGCGTTGACTTCAGTGACCCAGATTACCACTTGGTATCTTGGCCTGTATGGTGCTGGTGCTTCTAATACTCCTGCGGCTGGCGACACAATGTCTTCTCACGCCGGCTGGACTGAAGTTGTGCCTTATAGCAATGCAACCCGTGTGGCGGCTACATTTGCCACTGCTACAACAGCTAACCCATCGGTGGTTACAAACTCGGCATCTCCAGCTACGTTTAACATTAACGCTACAGCAACTGTTGGCGGTGCGTTTTTGACAAGCGGAAGTGCTAAGAGCGGTACGACTGGAACATTGTTTTCTGCTGCTGACTTCTCTTCTCCCGGTGATCGCTCTGTGGTGTCTGGTGACGTTTTGTCTGTAACGTATACATTTAGCTTGGCAGGATAATATGTCAGCGTGGGGTTCCGGCACATGGGGTGAGGGTGGCTGGGGCTTCACGGCTTTTTCAAGCACGGTTGGTGAGACTGCAACAGGAACGGATGCTGTTTCTTCGCTTGCAACGTTAACGTCTAGTGTCAGTGAAACGGCTACAGGTACAGATGAGGTCAGTGCGGTAACCACAATTAATGTGGCCGTTAGTGAAACGAGTACAGGTTCGGACGAAATCAGTGCGTTAGCAACATTTGGATCGGCAGTAAGTGAGTCAGGTACGGGTAGTGATGAGGTAAGTGCTACTAAAAGATTTGACGCGGAAGTTAGTGAGGCAGCGACAGGAACAGACGAAGTTAGTGCATTTGCCAACTTCTTAAGTCAAGTTCTTGAGACTGCAACTGGAACTGACTCGGTTGCATCGGCATTTACTTTTTTGGCGAGCGTAGATGAATCAGCCACTGGATCGGATGTTGTAGATGGCAATTTCATAATTGGCGCATCGGTGGACGAAACGGCTGCTGGATCAGATGAAGTAAATTCTGGTGCTACATTTGCAGCTAGTTTGGATGAGTCGGCGGTAGTGAGTGATGTAGATTCAGCAGCGGCAGCGTTTGTAGCTTCTATTGTTGAATCGGCCACGATAACGGATTTGATAAATGCAAGACCTTTGTGGGAAATTATTGATGACACGCAGTCAGCAAACTGGCAAAATATCAACAACGTTCAGTCTCCGGGCTGGGCACAGGTAGGTGACACCCAAGACGCTGGGTGGACACAGATCGACACGACTTAGGAGTATTTAAATGGCAACAGGCGCAACGGGACAACTAGGACTGGCTCTTCCGGTACAAGGTGAGCTTTCGGGCACATGGGGCGATACCGTTAATAATGGTATTACTCAATACACCAACTTGGCTATTGCAGCTACGTTGACATTAACGGGTGATGGCGCGGTAACTCTGTCTAACACTACGGGCGATGCCACGGCTTCCAACATTACGTCGACCCTAACCGGTGCTGGTACGGTTACTGCTCAACATGCAGTTGTTCGTGTATCAGGTACATTGACTACAACCAAGGTTATTACAGCCCCAAGCTACAGTAAAACATATATTTTAATTAATGATGCCACGGGCGGCTCAGTTACTATTAAAGCAAGCGGCCAGACAGGTATCACTGTTGCTGTAGGTGATAAAGCTTTAGTGGCGTACAACGGTACAGACTATGTGCGTGTAGGCGCATCGGCTGGTGGATCAACTACTCAGGTTCAATACAACAATGCGGGTTCATTGGCCGGTATTACAGGCGCTACAACTAATGGAACAGCATTAACTCTTGTTGCTCCTGTTCTTGGAACTCCAGCAAGTGCTACTTTAACCAATGCGACAGGTCTTCCATTAACTACTGGCGTAACAGGAACGTTACCAACTGCTAATGGCGGCACAAACCTTACGTCATTCACTTCTGGCGGTGCGGTGTATGCTTCGTCCACAAGTGTTTTAACTACGGGCACATTACCAGTCGCAAGTGGCGGTACAGGTTTATCCTCTACGCCAGCTAATGGCGCTTTGGATATTGGTAATGGAACTGGCTTTACTCGCACAACATTAACCGCTGGTACAGGTATCTCTGTTACAAACGGCTCAGGTTCAATTACCATTGCCGCATCAGGCGGTAGCGGTGGGACAGGTTCTAATTTATATCTCGCAGTCAATTTTGGAGGATTTTAATCATGGCAGTTACAGCAACCCCAGTATTTACACAGACCCCTAACGTTGGGGCACTCAATGCCATCGTCAGCACGGCGATGACCAACACCAAAGCATTTGACGGCACTGAAACTGCTGGCACACCTTTGGCGCTTGTCTTTACTGCTGGCGCTGATGGCGCTCGTATTGACCAAGTGATGTGTCGTTTGGCCTCAACCAACGGTGCTACAGCTTCTGGTACATCTGCGGCCACTGTGGTTCGTTTCTGGATCAACAACGGTTCAGCAAACACAACGGCTGGTAACAACATCTTTTTGGGTGAGGTTGCAATCCCTGCGACTGCTGTTACCGCTTTGGGTACATCTGCGCTGACTACTTATCCTTTGACCTTGCCTTTGAACGGCTTGAACATCCCTGCAACCTACCGCATTTATGGCGGTTTGACTGTAGCGGCTGGCGGTACAAACATAGCTATCGCTTTATCTGCATTCGGCGGGAACTACTAAGATGGCGCAGTCACTTCAGCTTACGGCCTTTAACTATGTCGTTAATGAATTGGCTGTAGACATCCAGACATTCACTTCGTCTGGTAAATGGATAAAGCCACCTCAAGCCAACATAGTACGTATCTGTGTGTGGGGCGGTGGAGGTGGAGGTGGAGGTGGGATTACTTGCGGCGCCGCCGCCTCAAATAGCGCAACTGGTGGTGGTGGGGGTGCTAGAGCCACATTAACATTTCCTGCTTCCTGTTTGCCTAACCAAGTAACTGTAACAGTTGGCGCAGGTGGTAATGGTGGTGCGGCTGGCGGAACTGGTGGCGTTGGTGGTACTTCCGCTTTTGGAACTACTGGCGTTAATAATTTGTATGTCATTGCTTATGGCGGTGGTGGTGGTTACTTGGGTACTTCTTCTGCATCTACAAGAAGTGGTGGGTCTGGTGGAGGGGCGGCAGGTTCTGGATCGGGCGGAGGTTCATCTTTTACTGTGGGAGGTCAGCCAACGTGTCGATTTGGTGGCTCAGCAAATCCTAACAACATAGGTGGTGGGGGTGGGGGTGCGCAAGGAAGCACCACTGTTGCAAACGCTTCTGGTAGTGCTGAATGGGGGGGTGGTGCTGGTGGTAGAGGCGGGGCGCTTGCGTCGACGTGCTATCGCGGTGGCGGCGGATCACTTTTTGGTGGCGGCGGTGGCGGTAGTGGCGGGTCTATTACATCTAGTACCAGTAGGCAAGGTACTGGCGGAGGTACATCAGCTTACATAGCCAATCAATGTTTAACTCCAAGCGGTGATGGCGGTAATGGTGCTAATGGGTACACACAAGCAAATGGTAGTGGTACTGGCGGATTTGGGGGTAATAGTGGTAGATTGTTAGTTGCTGGCGGAACTGGTGGAAATGGCGGCTTACCTGCTGGCGGCGGTGGCGGCGGTGGAAACTCTACCTGTGCCAGTGGGGGCTTAGGTGGCGTAGGCGGAAGAGGTATGGTTCGTGTTTTTTCTTGGTAAGCAACTATGACAATCACTAATCAACAAACATCATTCAATTATCAAGTTACAGGCACAAATGCCAATGTACAAACATTTACGTCATCTGGACTTTGGAACAAGCCAGCCAACGCAAGGTTAATTCGCGTTTGCGTCTGGGGTGGCGGTGGCGGAGGTGGTGGTGGTTCTTCTACTGATAGCATATCTTGTAGTAGTGGCGGTAGTGGCGGTGGCGGTGGCGCAAGAACTAGCGCATATTTTTTAGCCAACTGTTTGCCCAATATTGTTCAAGTGACTGTTGGTTCTGGCGGAGCAGGTGGTGTGGCTAGAACAACAAGTGGCGTGTCGCCCACAGCAGGAACGGCAGGTGGAACATCTTCATTTGGCGGCTATGTCTGTGCTTATGGTGGGGGTGGGGGTGGAATTAAAGGCGCTCTTGGCAGTAGTGGAGGCCCCGGCGGTGGGGGCGGAGGTTCAGCAGGTACTGGAGCTACTGTTACTGCTCAAGATTGGGCAACTGGTGGTCTACCATCTAGTAGATATTACGGATTAAATTATACCTCTGCTACTGCCGATACTTATAACAATATAGGTAATGGCGGGGGTGGAAGCCTTCGTTGTGGAATTACTAGCGCAACTTTTGGCGCTGGAAATGCTGAGTGGGGCGGTGGCGCGGGCGCACCAGCTTTATTTACAACGGGTTCTCCTACTGTTGCTACTACAGATGGTGGAAGTTCTTTATATGGCGCTGGTGGTGGTGGTGCTGGCGCATCTCGTTACTCCCAAGGGTGCTGTTCTTTTAATACATCTGCCGCTACTGTTGGTGGTGTATCTGGTAGCTATACCGTAGGGGGCGGTGGTGCTATTGGAGGCGCTAATACATCTGGCACCAATGGCACAACAAATCCATACACTGGGAGCGGGTCAGGTGGGGGTGGAGGTGGCCCTGTAAGCAATACAACAATTACCAGAGGTGGTAATGGCGGCACTTTTGGCGGTGGCGGTGGAGGAGGCGGAAGATTATGCTATTCCTCTGGACGATCGTCTGGTGCTGGTGGATCAGGTGGTGCAGGTGGTGTAAAAATTTTTTCTTGGTAAGAGGTACAAATGAAACGATATGCAATTATTGATTCCAATGGTTTAGTAGACAACATCATCTTGTGGGATGAAGCCGCTCAATGGTCTCCACCAGAAGGCATGACAATGGTTAAAGCTGAAGATATTCTGTGCAGTATTGGTTGGAAGTATGAGAACGAAGTATTTACTGCCCCTGACACCCCTGCCGAATAAGGTCGGAGAACACCATGCTGTCGAACCAAACAACATCGTTTAATTACAAAGTTTCAGAGCCAACAAGTAATGTTCAAAAGTTCACATCGTCTGGAACTTGGAGAAAACCTGTTGGCGTTACTTTTGTGCAGGTGTGTTTATGGGGTGGTGGCGGAGGCGGTGGCGGAGGAGCACTTAGAGCTGACACTAATAATGCTGTAGGCGGCACTGGTGCAGGTGGCGGAGCTAGAAATAGTCAGACATTTGTTGCCGCTTGTTTAACTTGCAGAGTAACTGTAACTGTAGGTGCTGGGGGGGCTGGTGGTGCGGCTATAGCTAGTGCTTCTTCTTCTAATGGAAATTACGGGGCTACTGGTGGGACAACGACTTTTGGATCATACTTAGTTAGTTACGGAGGGGGCGGGGGGATTGGTGGAATTTTAAATAGTTCAAGTTCAGGAGGTTCTGGTGGCGGTATTGCTGGGTCTGGGGCTGTAGGCGTATTTTCCGGTGCTCTTTCTGGTGGCCTACCATCTTCAGTATATTTTGGTGGAACTACTATATATAACAATGTGAGGGGTGGGGGTGCTGGAGTAGCTCGCGGCACTGATGGTAGGTCTTCTGAATTTGGTGGTGCATCTGGAGGTGGCACGACTCAAGACAGTGGGTTTAATGGTGGCAGTTCCCTCTATGGTGGGGCTGGCGGCGGTTCAGGTGGGTCAGCACAATATTGTGGATGTGGCGCTGTTTGGACTAACTACAGTGGTGGTTCTGGTGGCTCAAACGCTTATGGTAGTGGTGGTGGGGGTGCTGGTGGTGGGGTAGCACAAGCTGGTAGCGCTGGTACAACATCTTTAAATTTAAGCGGTAAAGGCGGTGGTGGTGGTGGTGGCTACGGCGGATCATCTGCTCAAGTTCTTACTGGCGGTAACGGAGGCATATTTGGCGGAGGCGGAGGTGGCGGGGGTAGTATGGGTAGTGGCGGTCTTACAAAACCATCCGGTGCAGGTGGTTGCGGCGGTGCGGGCGGTGCTATAGTTTATTCTTGGTAATAAAAAGGAGAAACCATGTGCGCGGCAACTGAAACCAAACAAGACATTCTTAATGCAAACATATACTTTCCAACAATGGTTTACACCATTGAGAAGCCTGAGTTTCTTGAAGCTGTAAACAAAGTTGCAGAAGAGGCGCTTGTAGAAGTTCGCAAGAACGCACTCAATGAGATTTATCCAGTTCACATGACTGGTAACTTGTTTGACAACCCCGAAATTATTCCGTTTCAGTATTACGTTGGTGGTACTGCGGCAAACATCCTGACCGAGCAGGGCTACAACCTTGAAGGTTTTGATACTTACTATTCAGAGATGTGGTGTCAGGAACACTTCAAACATTCAGCGATGGAACAACACGTTCATGGCGCTGGCTCACAAATCGTAGGTTTTTACTTCCTTGAAGCACCAGAAGACGGCTCTCGCATCTTGTTCCATGATCCTCGTGCTGGCAAGCCTTTAATCTCATGGGCTGAGAAAGACATGACTCAGGCTTCGTTTGCAAGCAACATCATTAACTTTGAACCAAAGCCCGGTTTGTTGATATTCACAAACGCTTGGTTGCCACACAGCTTCACACGTCACGGTTCTGATAAACCGATCAAGTTCATTCATTTCAACTTAGGTCTACGCCAAGCCGCTCCAGTGTTCTCATGTGCAACACCAGCCGCTGAGATTGTATGAACACGTACCAAATTCGGTTCAACAAGAGTCGTGGTCAAGCTGGCCGTGGGTCAATGGATCATGTCTGGCGCGTGTTTGAAAACGGCAAAGAGTTCTTGTTTAAGAACCTAGACATCACAGTTCCCGTTAAAAGCGAGAAAGACGCAAACGGGGTAGACTACAACATCACTTGCCAAGGCTACATGACGATGGATCGGGACACCTCGACAGCAGTTATCACAGCCACGGTCAAGGAACTAGAGCCAGCATAATGAAAGACTGGGCTGAAGCATTTATTGCGGCAGCCTGCATTATTGCCTTCATCATATTTGGCACGTACATGATTGCATGGAGTTTGGTGTGATAAATGCGTTGGCTCATTTTGTTACTGCTGTTGGGGCTAGTTGGGGCCGTAGCCAAGAATGGCTGTCATGTGCGCGAGTTCTATGGGATTGGTTACACCCAGCACGATCCGACCGAACGGCACAAGGAAATGATGGCGTGGCTAAATCAAAACGCCCAACATTGCAAGGCTTCGGATTACATAGTTATTTGGAACAACCTGTCCGAGTGGGCGGGTACAGCCGATTCCACATGGCTGCGTAACAAAGTTGTACATGGATACAAAGATGCACTGGCCCGTGAAGCAAAATGATTCCGCCCATACACAAGTGGTATCCCATGCTTGGGGTGGCCGACTACCCGACTAAGACAGATGCGCTAGAACGCAGGACAGAACGGCTTGAAGAGGAATACAAGCAGGCGCTAAAGATGAAGAAGGTGAAGGACAAGATAGACGATCTTGAGTTTGAGTTGTACGTGAAGAAAGCGCAGCGCAACCAACTGGCTCTTGAGATTTTTACAAACCGCAAAGTGGACATACTGGCATAACATGGTTACAGCTAAGAAACCCCCAGCTAAAGCTCCGGCAAAGGTAGCGCCTGTTAAGCGGCGTACACCAAAGCCCAAGGCCGAGCAGACAATCAATGTGTCTGTTGCCGCGCCAGCACCTATCAAAACTGAAGTCAAGAAAGACGACAGTGCTATTGGTAAAGTGATTGGTTTGATTGAGTGGGTAGACAACCCTTTTAAACTGTTCACAGTCATCCTACTATCGTTTTTGTTCTTTGCTGGCTACTTTGCGTGGGACTCACGTACAGTCATATTGAACGCCATTACAAGCTCAAGCCACCAGCCCCAGCTTAAAGAGATCAAGGTGTTAGAGCACGTAGCTGAGAGACTGAAGAAAGACTTGGAAGCCGAGACTGTGTTGGTTCATAAGGTCGCTTTGGTCGTAAACAGCAGAACTACGCTACTTGCGTATGGTTCCAAAGGACGGGAAGCCTTGCTTGATGGTTATAACTCTACCTTGTTTGGTAAGGACGTTGCCCGCAACTCAGCAGTGATTGCCATGATGAACGGTGAAGTCTATTGCGATAAGCTGGTAGCCTCTGGTAAAACATCCGAGTGGGAAGAAAAGCAAGGCGTAGGTTTTATCTGCCGTGGCTCTGTCCCTCCTGAAATGGGCGCTTTTGAAGGTTACATTTCCGTTGGATTTACCAAAGAACCGCAAGACCTTGGCGCAGTCAAAACCCGTATTAACCTAGCCGCCACTGAGATGGCTAAATAAGGAGTAACTATGCTTGATATTCTTTCCGGGGGCTTGCTAGGCTCCATCTTTGGCGGCATCTTCCGTATGGCCCCCGAGGTGCTAAAGTTCTTTGACAAGAAGAACGAGCGCCAGCACGAACTCAATATGTTTGCCCGTCAGTGCGAGCTAGAGACGCTTCGCGGTCAGCAGAAGTTAGCCGAGATTGGTGCTCAACGTGAAGCCGCTATGGACGTAGGCGTAATGGATGCCTTTAACAATGCCATCACTCAGCAGGCAGAGATGGTCAAAGCCGCAGGCGGTTGGGTTGCTAGTCTGTCAGCTTCTGTCCGTCCAGTGGTCACATACTGGGTATTATTTGTATGGTCATTTATTCATGTATGGTTTGCATGGAACGCATGGCTTGCTGGTGCGCCAGCCGTAGAAGTGTTTAAAACCATGATGACACCTGACTTCTCAGCCTTGTTGTCTGGGACTATTAATTACTGGTTTCTTGATCGTACTTTAAAGCAAAGGGGTATTTAAATGGCACACGCAAACACTTGTTTAGTTCACGAAGACGGCCCATGCACCTGTGGGTTTGAGGAGATTCTTGAAGATGAGGCAAGAGAAGCCGAACAAGAGCATCTTGAACAAGAATGAACCTAGAGTTAGCCGCCGCCCTGTGCCGTCAGTTTGAGGGCTACCGCGCCAAGCCGTACCTGTGTCCGGCTGGCGTGGCTACGATTGGCTACGGTTCTACTTACTACGCAGACAAACGTAAGGTAACTTTAGAAGATCCACCAATGGATGAACCCACGGCGCGGGCGCTTTTGATGATTGAACTGGAGCATACGTATCTACCCGGTGTTTTGCGTAACTGCCCCGGCTTGATTACTGACGTTCGGAAGTGCAATGCCATCGTAGATTTCTGCTACAACTTAGGCACGGGGCGCTTGCAAACAAGCACGTTAAAGAGGAAAATCAATGCCAATGATTGGGAAGGGGCAAAAGAACAACTTATGCTCTGGACTAAGGGTGGCGGCAAGGTTTTGCCGGGACTGTTAAAACGCCGCACGGCTGAGTGCGCCTTACTGGATTGATTAATGACACTAAAAAAACTTCAGTTGAAAGCCGGTGTCAATAAAGAAAACACTCGCTATACCAACGAGAACGGTTGGTACGTTTCCGATAAAGTTCGGTTTCGTCAGGGTACGCCAGAAAAAATTGGCGGCTGGGATCGTATTTCAGCGTACACATTCCTAGGTGTTTGCCGTTCATTGTGGAACTGGATTACTTTAGGTGGTTTAAACCTTGTAGGTGTAGGCACTAACTTAAAGTTCTACATTGAAAGAGGTGGGTACTACAACGACATCACTCCCATCCGAGCCAGCAGCACAATCAACAATAACCCATTTGTAGCTACAAATGCTTCTGCAACCATCACTGTTACAGACACGGCTCATGGTGGCGTGACGGGCGACTTTGTTACATTTAGTGGGGCAGTAGGGCTTGGTGGAAATATCACGGCAGCCGTTTTAAACGCCGAGTATCAAATTACAGTAACAGGGGCTAATACTTACACGTTCACCGCATCAGCCACGGCAAATGCTACCGATGCTTCAGGATCCCCCGGTGGCGGGGCTTCTGTTGTAGCTGCTTACCAAGTTAACGTCGGCCCAGCCTACGCAATTCCTTTGGTTGGATGGGGTGCTGGCTCTTGGGGGTCTGGAACATGGGGCACAGGTGGGACTAACTTAAGTAGTTTGCGTATTTGGAATCAACAAAACTTTGGTGAAGATTTAGTCTTTGGCCCACGCGGTGGTGCGCTGTATTATTGGGATGCCACAAGTGGTGTAACCAGTCGAGGTGTTTTAGTATCTAGTTTGACTGGAGCATCCGAAGTGCCCTTGATGCAAAACTTCCTGATTATTTCTGATGCTAGTCGGTTTGTGTTTGCATTTGGAACTAATGATTATGGGGACACTGTTCAAAATCCCATGTTAATTCGTTGGTCAGATCAAGAATCTGTAGTTAACTGGACGGTATCTGCAAGCAGCCAAGCTGGTAGCGCACAGTTGTCGCACGGTTCTGAAATTATTACAGCCATTCAAACTCGCCAAGAGATTGTGGTTTTTACTGATTCATCGTTGTATTCATTGCAATACCAAGGCCCACCAGCAATCTGGAGCACCCAGCTTCTGGGCGATAACATTTCAATCATAGGCTCTAATGCTGCTGTTATTGCTTCTGGCGTGGTGTATTGGATGGGCGTAGATAAGTTCTATAAATACGATGGTCGGGTTCAAACTTTACGTTGCGATCTTCGTCAGCACATTTATGGTGACATTAATCTTGGCCAAGCTGAACAAGTATTTGCTGGAACTAATGAGGGCTTCAATGAAGTATGGTGGTTCTATTGTTCCGCCGGAAGCTATGAAGTTGATCTGTATGTAACGTACAACTACGCAGAAGATGTGTGGGCGTATGGAACCCTAAAAAGAACTGCATGGCTGGATTCTGGTTTGCGGGATTACCCAGTTGCGGCTACCTACAGCTACAACCTTGTTAACCACGAATACGGCGTTGACAATAATGAATCAGGCACAGCGGTTGCAATTAACGCCATCATTGGTTCTGCTGAGTTTGACATTGATGACGGTGACAACTTTGGCTTTGTCTGGAGAATGCTGCCAGACATTACATTCCGTGGATCTGATGCTGCATCACCAAACGTGACCATGACCTTGATCCCCATGCAAAATTCCGGCTCTGGATACAACGATCCAATCTCTTTAGGTGGAAATCCTACAGCTACGGTAACTCGCACAGCCACAGCTGTGATTGAGGAGTTTACGGGTCAGGTGTATATCAGGGTGCGTGGCCGCCAGATGATTCTTCAAATTGAATCAAACCAAATTGGATGTGCATGGCAGTTGGGTAGCCCGCGTATTGACATCAAGCAAGACGGCAGAAGGGGTAACTCATGATTGTTACTTCAGAATTTGAACTGAATCAGGTTGCCGCACCTAACCTTCC